CAACGATAGTGAACTCCCAATCTAGAAGCTTTTGTGCTGAGTTGCGCTGAAAACCACCAATACCTTCAAACTCCTTGTCTGAGGTAGTGGATGGTGTAACAACCTGTACAGGTTCATCATAGAGAAAACCATGTTCAGAATAAGAAAGGCGCAACTTTGCGACATTCTTCGTGTCGTAGATACCTGCCTTGGGCTGATATCGTACCGACCAATCAATGGCCGTGCGAGACACAATAATACGCTTAATCCAGCGGACTCCCTTGGGATAGTTAGGTGGTGATAATTCGAGCGACCGCTCTTTGTTAAAGTTAGGATTTACCATTTTTTTTCTCCTCTAATGGTAGGATACCCACTCTGGATACCCTTGGTTAAGATTGAGTTCGACTCTTCTCCCTCAATCATTGTTAATATAATAACACTATGTAGTGCTATTTGTCAAGGTACTTTTTAAATATATACCCAGACACCTGTCTTATTTTTTGCATTCAGTTTACCAGCACTATCTTTCCACTTACCACCAGAGGCAGTGTTATATCCATAACCCTCTTTGGCAAGCTTGGTGAGATTCCAGCCGAAACGTGATAATGCACCAAGAAGATATATTTTCAAATCTTCTGGATAGGTTGAGTTCATAACAATTCTCGCATACTCCTCTGAAATTTCTCCACGTTTTGCAGTACCAAGGTTTTTCCACGCATTGTGGGTTATTTCCTTAATCAATGCTGATTTTGATATTTTCATTCGTCATAACTCTTCGTTGTTTTCTCAGTTTATACCTAAGTATACACGGCATATCAGGATTTGTCAAGGCCACTAAGTTGTTGATTTATAAGGATTCTGAAAAAAAGTTTTCAAGATTTCCACTCTCTTTGGCTGCAAATCGTCCTATCTTACGTTCCGATTTACCTGCTACTCCCTTAGTTGAAAGTCGATTGTCACAGTATGCAACACATGTGAATCGTTGACCTGTTCCAGTGATTTGCGTAACACCATGTACCTCGTTACTATCTGCGATAATCACACTATTGTCTGGTGCATCTATTGCAACACCATACCTTGGAAAAACAAGATATGCACCGCCATAGTCACCCTCACGAAAGCAACTCATAGTGGTCATACCAGCGTTTAAATCTCCAGAGTCCACATGACAACCCATTTTACCTGATTGTCCTACATGATAACGATTTGCAGACAATGTTGTAAAGATACCACCACCAATGCGATATTCTGGTTCTATATAGTTTTCACAAAATGCCTTCTGTCTCTCGTATATCTCTTTGTTGGCTTTGATGAATGCAAGTTCATTCCACTTTGATATGACTTGTAGTTCTTCCCACTTTTTTGGATTTTCTTTTACCCAACCAGATGCATCAATACCGCCAGTAAATCTACCTCTTTTGTAACCAATCATCACAGAGTGTATTTCATTTGAATATGCAATCATACCCCACTTACCACTACTTGTTTTAAGTTGATATGAGTTTGGTGTTCTGAGTCGATAGTCTATACCAAGTTTCAGTCCCTTTTTCAGCATCTCTTCTTCTAGAATAGGGCCAGAACAGTTTGCTCTCATCACAGATACATCCTCTATAGACATGAGAGTGTTTCTTACGGAATCATCTCCATATGCATTTGTAATTACATATGCAAGCGGTACGTCTGATCCATCAAGAGACACAACTGGTTTCATCACGCCAACATCTTCATCAGTTACTTTAACAACCTTATCATATGATGATTCATCCAGAAACTTACCGTTCCATTTGTCAAAGGTTTCTTTTTTACCTAAGTCTTTACTTACTTCTATGTACTTCATTCCACGGCTCCAATATACTTTTATAAACTGACCCCGCAACATATTTCATGCACATAGGAGCCACCATCAATCCAATTCTGGCAAGTTTCTCATTTAGAGTACCAGTTAGTTTATAGTCTTCTGGCAAAGTCATAATGCGTTTTGCCTCTTTAGTTGTATACACTCTATCCTCTTCAGCATGTAAGTGAACTGCCAATGAAGTCTGAAGTCCCTGTTCTGAAAGAGTGTGTGATGCCTGATGCCAAGGAACTCTACGAGATTGATAGAATGAACTCTTTCTCTCTGGAATTTCTTTCCCCCACTTCTCTCTATGTGCAATTAATTTATCATAGAACGGACCAACAACATCATCACCTACCGATACTACTTTGTCAGGATTCTTTGGCAATCGTTTTAACCACTTATACTTAGCACTCTTCTTCATGGCTTCACAAAGTTCAACTGCCTCTACACGGTTTTCATTGTCAAGTCTTAGATCACCGATTGCGTCTTCTAATGTAGGCTCTTCATCTACGGCAGAAGGAAATATAGAGGACATTCCGAACCAAGGTAGATTGATATCATCTAACACATCATTTCTAACAGATATAATAAATACCCGTTGACGTTTTTGTGGCACACCATAATGAATTCCATTAAGAACTTGAAAGTTAGTTGCATACCCAAGAGCTTCAAAATCTGTTACCATACGATCTAAGTGACTTTTAGCATAGTCCATTGTCAAACCCTTGACATTCTCACAAATGATAACTTTCGGCATCAACTCACCAGCAATACGAATCATCTCCCATGTTAAGTCTTCGATATTCTTTTGTTTCATACCGTAAGCAGTTTTTTCTTTACCCCAACCTTTTTGTTTAGTGCCAGACATGGAAAATGGTGGACATGGTGGCGAACCATCCATTATATCCAATTCATATTTTTTTATTCCTGTCATCTCCATGATTTGTTTACCAGTGACATTTTTAATATCACCGCAAATATGTGGAGTACCAGGCCAGTTCTCTAGATAAGTATCTACCGCAACTTGCTGAAATTCATTTACAAATTTACAATCACCACCAGCAAGTTTGTAACCACACGATGATCCACCACCGCCTGCAAAGAATGAAATATATGTGAATAGTTTTCTGTCTGCTGACTTTTGCAAGTCATCTAATGTGTATCTGTAATATCTCACCCAAAAAACTCCTCTAGTGTTCCTTGCACACCGTAACTGCTGTCGATCAGCCAGTTCATCTTTTCTGTGATAACCTTGAGAGGCTCCACAAAACTTTTCTCATATTGCATATCATAGTCTATTTTACTACAAATGTCAAGTTCCTTTGGCACTTCTGTCATAAAAGAAAATGCAGAAGACTGAAATACATTTGGTTGACGTAAATGTAGGAAACGGATTTTATCACCTTCCTGTATCAGTGGATATTTGTTTTCCAACTTCTGCTTGTTAATAAGGTGGTTGTATAGGATTGCCCCCTTGACATGGATGGGAGCGCCCTTTGCAAATAGCTGAGACTCACCCCGAAACTTTTGTACACCATTACAGCTTCTAGGGTACGCAATATCCTCTGGTGGTAACTTCATAAACTCATCCCGAAACTCTTGTATAAATGTATTTAGCATTTTCTCATCACCACCCATAATGATCTTGAGAGCCTCCTTAATCTTCTCTCGACATGGTGCAGGGGTACTTGACTTAACCGCCTCAATGCCCATAATCTTCAGTTGTGGTTCTTTGAACCGCACACCTTCCATGTCCCACACATTAAGAATGTATCGTTTCTTTGCAGTCCAGATACCTTTATCAGCAATTGCTTCTCTGGCCATCTGCATTTTCTGTTCGTATGCATTCATCTCCTCAGCAAGATGCTGATAACTTTTATCAATAAAAGGTTCCAACTTCTCACTTGCAATCTTGTCCAAGAAGTTGATAATTTTTTCAGTCGGAGTTCCCTTCGGAAACAGTTTATCAACAAGTTTGTCAAATGTGAGGTATAGCGAATCCGTGTCACTAGCAATGACGTAATCCATGTCTTTAGTTTCAAGCAGCTTGTTAAAATATATGTTGATGCTCTTTTCAATCCATCGTATAGATAACTGCCCAGACGTTGTAATTGCAGTAGCAACCAGCAAATCGAAATAGCGAAACCAATTATTACCAATTGCACCATAAGCGGAATTAAGAGAAATCTTCTTCGCCATTTGGATGTTGTCGTAGCGAGATATCTTTTTGAGTAAAGAGGGTTCCTTAGTGTTTTCATACTCTTGCTTAGCTTCGAGCATAAGTTTTTTATATTTGACACGATCATTGTACATATTCTCCATTAACTCTGGCAGAAACCCTTTTACATCTTTACGGAAAAATGCACCATTTGGAGTCATGCAATGTTCTGTATCGTTCTTTGCTTTACCCGCAAGGATTTTATCTACCACACCTTCAACCATTTTAGCACCACCGTTCACCAAAGTTTCTGGCGAGATGTTATACTGCATGATAAGGTGTGGATACAGTGAGTTCAAGTCAAACGACATGACCCAGTTGTGCATACCCACTTGAGGGTCTTTTACATAGGCACCTTCAAACTTTTCATTCTTTTCCTGTTCAGACTTTTGGGGAATCACAATCTTCTTTTTGCGAAGATGGTTGTAAATCACCACATCCCAATATCGAACTTGGCCAAGAACATCAGTCATATTCACCTTACCGTCATATGCCATAGTAAGGCACAATTCAATAAGACGCATCTTGTCTTCAAGCTTGTCCACAATCTCAACGTCTTGGATGTTGTATTCAATAAAAGACTGATAATCTTTCTGATACCATTCACTAAATGTATCGTATGGATTTCCTGCTTTGCGTTCACCTAGTTCTACAAATGCAATGTGGTCTAAGGTATAACGCTCTTGGTTTGTGTATGTGAACTTACGATACAGATCAAAAAAGTCAAGTGCAGCCACGCCGTAAATTGTATAGACTTGGTGCCTGCGGCCCATCTGATAAACTTCACGTTCATGAACTCTTCCCCAAGGAGAAAGCTTCTTGACCATATCTTCATCAAGTACCTTTGCAATACGATTGCACAGATAAGGAATATCAAAGAACTCTGTGTTCCAGCCAGTGATAACATCTGGTTCTATCGAAGACCAAGTGTCAAGGAACTTGAAGAGCAACTCTTCCTCATTCCGGCACAGGCGATAGTCCACATCATCACGATAGTTCTGAAACTCATGAAGACCCCAGACGATAATCTTTTTGTTCTGGTGGTTCTTCAGAGTGATCGACAACATAGGTTCAGCCGCATCCTTTGGATTTGGAAAACCATTCTCGCACTCCACTTCAATATCAATGGTCACGATACAAATCTGGTCTTTGTCCCATGGCACATCGCCGGGATATTCATCACCGATATAGCAATAATTGTATTGAGTATTACCGAACACAAGATTCTGTTTCTTGTGTGAGTCGTACCAATCCTTTGCCTCTGATATAGAGTCAAACGGATGAGGTTTCACATGTTTACCATCTAGAGTCTTATATCCAGTTGGCTCTGGTGAAAGGTCAAACAGTGTAGGTTCATACCGAACCTTTTTCTTGATACGTTGGCCGTTCTCAACTCCTCTAACAAAGAGTTGATTGCCCCATTGAAGTACGTTTGTGTAAAAGTCCATTGTTAGACTATAACACCTTTGAAGTTAATTGTCAAGTTTCTTTATCAAATAAATCGAAAGCATCATCTTCAAATGTGCCATCTGGTTTTACACCATGTTTGGTTGATACGACAAAAGTCTTGGCAGGATTTATCATGACATTAGCACGTTTCATGAACCTCTGATTTATAAGACATTTTGTTGTTTTATGTCCTCTTTCATCTAAGAGAAATTCGTGGTCTTTATATAGACTACCGTTAAACTCAACATCTAAAAGTATCACAGGACGTTCTATAGGAATTTCAGATGACCAAGACCATTTACCTTGTTCAAACTTCATCATCTTAACCAGTTTATGTGTATAGGTTTTACCAAAAGATTCCCACACAACATTTTTACCTTTAACTTCCCATTTGTCAGTGTGCATAATAGCTCTAGCACTATTACCAGTGTCAAAATTAGCAACAATTTGACCCAACCCTTTTAATTCTAATCTCTCAAACCGTCCTATCTCTTGTGCAACAGATATTCTGTTTTTTGAATTTGAGAAATAGTCCATAACCTGTTTAACAATATTGTCACCAGTTGCTTCTTCGATACCAGTTGTGCCTGGCGAGTGATTTACCTCTAGAATATATGGTGGTTTTGTTTTAGGATTTTTAGAAGGGATGAAGTCTACAGCAGTCCAATAACCACCAATAGCTTTAGAGGCCAATAAACATTCTTCCTCTTCCAATTTAGTTAAAGAATATTCTTTCACCTTTGCTCCCTGAGAAACATTAGACCGAAAATCTCCTTTAATAACACTACGTTTCATTGCACCAATAATAGTGTTACCTAAAATTATAACTCGTATGTCACCATCAGTCTCAATATATTCTTGGATCAATAAATCTATATCTTCATTTTGATTGAAAAGTAATTGTATGAGAGACTCCATTTGACGTTCTGATTCTATAAACAAAACACCAACACCCTTAGAACCTTCTAAAGTTTTCATTATAATGGGAAACTTGCTATCTAGTGTTTCAAGAGATTGTTTCCAAGTTTCTTGACCAGAGAGTAAAACGGTTTTAGGTTGAGTTAATCCAAAATCTTGTAGCTTAATATATGACCTGTATTTGTCTGATGATATCTCAACTGTCTCTCGACTATTGACCATACACACACCAATTTTCTCTAATCGAGAAAGTAGGTCTAACCAACTTTTTTTAAGTCTTACAGTTCCACGAACAATTGCAACTGTGTCTTTATCAACTTCAAATCCATCCTTATCATCTTTGTTGTATATTTTATAGATACCATCCTCAAAGGTAATATAAGCACTCTCTACCTGTAAGATATAAATTTCGTGACCCGCTTTTTTAGCTTCTTCTTCAAACCTTTTTGCGGTATGAAACTTGGGAGCTACTTTTTTGTTTGCAGAACGTAAAGCGCCAGAAGAAACTACCAGAATACGATAGCTATCATGTTTCTCTTCTGTGATAAATGACTTGAAGTTTTCCAAGATACTAGTCCCGTTTTTTACCAATGTTGTATTTTGTCTCAAGTGCCCAATCAGATTTTTCCTTAAACGAAATAACCTTGATTTGACTCAAGGGTGCAGATGGTTCAGCTTCGTCTACAACATTAACTAATCCCCAATCATTAAGAAGATTTACAATTGTGTTTCTTCTTGCAATATCATTTTCAGATAGATTTGTATTTTTTCCATCTAGAGCAAATAGTTCCTTGAAATGCACAATATAATATCTACCCTGTTTATGTAATATATGACAGGATTGATATAGTTTCTTTTCTTTTCTAGAAGCTACGCCAATTCTTGATAGCGTTTCTCTAACCTTTAGGAAATCATCAGGTTGCTTTAGAGTGACCTCTAACATGTTTTCTTGTTTCCAACTAACTTCTTCCATTTTTTCCACCTTTGTTTGTTCTTTCTTTTATGGTGGCGATTTGTTCATCATCTAGTATATCAAGAGCGGCTTTGGCCTTTTCATTATTATATCCGTAGAACTCTTTAACATACTCAAGATTTTCTAATTTACTCGCCTTCGCCCAAGGACTATAACGTTTTCTTGGCCTTAGACTATTTAGGAAAAAATCAAATTGTAACTTCTTATCTACATTTGGTAGTTGGTTGATCTCGTTAACAAACAATATAGTATCTTGAAATGGCATGAGGCATTTATTAATAATGAAAGGTGGATATTTCTTTTCCCAAGTTTCATCCTCACTGTCCATCAGAGGTTCTTTTGTGTAGTTTATTGCGTTTAGATAATCTTTTAACTCATACATTAAGCACGCCTTCCACCATTATAACTCCACATTCCATCATAAGCTTCTTCCAGTTTCATTTCTTCAGCTGGACGGCGGTTCATTTCCATTTGGTTTGCACCATTAAGAAGAGTCAACTCTTCTCGTAATTTACTATCTGCCAGCTCACCAATATGATATGTACGAGGCCGAGGTAGAGCAGAAAACTCATACACCAATCGTTCTGCTTTAGACCCAATCAACTCTCTTATCTTTTCACGATCTTCAGTAGTTTTGTGTTGAAATGACATTGTTCCATAAATGGAATGAAACAACCCAGCATCACAGACATGTCTTGGAGCACCATTCGCAACA